GCAGTTCGGTTAACGCCGGGGCGTGCGAATGCGCTTGCAAACGCGCAACGACCAAATTGTTTGAGTATAGCTTACCGGAGCTTAATCAAGGTTACATTTACACAGATAAAAGCTGTGTTTGCAATGAATTGATTGCACTCAAACAACGACACCAAGTCGATGATGGGAATAGATTTAAATCTGAAGCAAACCTGAAGAAGGTTTTGCGTCCCTTCATCGCATATTGTCCTCCTACCAGTGAAGAGCACATCATTTCCCGATGTGCTGGTACGAAGAGGGCATTAATGCTTCAAGCTCAGGAAAGTCTTGAGACCAAACCACTGAACACTTCAGATGGTGCAGTCAAGATGTTCCTGAAAGACGACAAATACCAGCGCACAGCAGTCGTCAGATCATTTCTTGGCATGGAACCGGAAGAGGACGAATATTCAAATCCTCGTTGCATTCAATACCGTTCCAAGAGATACTGCTTGAGGCTAGCAACATATCTTCACCCTATCGAACAACACGTCTACACACTCAAAGACAGCAGTGACACTCCGATCTTTGCCAAAAGCCGGAATCAGACACAACGGGCTCAGGATTTGTTCCTCAAATGGGAACATTTTTCCAGCCCTAAAGCTCTGCTATTGGACCATTCTAAATTTGACGCCCACGTTGGCGTTGAATTATTGATGCTCGAGCATTGGTTTTACAACCATTGTTTTGAAAGTGATGAACTTAGGTTCTTGCTTGATTTACAGCTTGACAACAAAGGTTACACAAAGAATGGCACATTCTATCGAACAATAGCTACCAGAATGTCCGGAGACCAAAACACCGGGCTAGGTAACTCCATCATCAATTATGCAATACTGAAATCCTTCAGTGACTTCTTCAATTTAGAAGCCTGCTTTTATGTTGATGGAGATGACAGTGTCTTGATCGTTGAGGACACCAAACTCACTCCAACAATGGAGTATTTCAAACAGTTTGGTATGACAACAAAGCTGGACACAACAACCCAGTTTGAGCATGTTGAGTTTTGTCAAACACGACCTGTGTTCGATGGCGCCTCATGGCGGATGGTTCGTAATCCATACCGTACTTTGATGCGCACCCCGTGGACTGTAAAGTCCCTTTCAGTGAAACAACAGCCTATTTATTTGGCTAGTATCGGG